TTTGCATACCAAGCATAGCATGGGTGCACAGATTCTTAAGCCGGGTGTTAAGATGCAAAAGGACAACAAAGAAATTTTCTGTAGAGAGTTGAGAAATCTTGTAATTGATAAAAAAATACTCCTTACCGAAGAAAGCACGATAGTAGAACTGTCGGCTTTCGGTATCAACTCTAGCGGCAGCTACTCTTCACAAATGGGCCATGATGATATTGCAATGTCATGCGTAAATATGGTAAGCTACTTTGATACAATTGATTTCTATGATATGGTAGAAGACATGTATGACAATACCGATGAACGTGTAAAGAAAGCAATTAATGATGCAATCGAAAAAGGCGGTGGCGCAGAAGATATGCCGGAAGGATTCCAATTATTACGAGATGTTGATCCAATGTTTAGCGAATCAATTAGAGACATGGCTGAACAAATAAAACAACAACAAAAAATACAACTCAGCAAATCAGGCGGCGGACGAAAGGGTGGCTTTGGTAGATTTTAATAACTTTGCTGTGATATATAGTATGAATATCTAAATAAAATAAGAGAAGCACAGAATGGCTAAAATAACTCTCGACCTCAATCAATTCAAGGCATCCGGTGTATACACCATCGAATTCGATGCTTCAGAGAGAATTGTTGTTACAACACAAACCGTACGTTTGGTTGTAGGGTTCTCCCGAATAGGACCTATCAACGCACCCGTATTTTTACAAGACGTAAATACATGTAGAAGGGTTTTTGGTGAAATTGACACTTTCCTTGAAAAGAGAGGCTCTTTCTTTCACCGAGCACTTGAAACATGCTTGTCAGTAGGACCCGTATTTGCACTCAATCTAATGCCTCTTCGTAGCATACCAGTTAACGAAGGAGGAGATGCAACAAACTACAAAAGTTTTGCACTTGCAGCGGATGAAGAAAATGGTCCAATTACACAAGCATTGGTAACGTCTTTTTACAACAAAGAACGTTTCTGGTTTCCAGATACAGAATATGTAATTGCAACCCAAGAAAGCAAACCAATTAATCGTGATTACTTGCTTACAGTGGTTAACCTTTCACAAGCACCACTATCAGTAATACTTAGAAAGTCTGTAAACGCAAATCAATACAATGTGACTGCGCGTGATTACTATGGTTTAGGAAATGTTCCTGACTTTATGAATGACAACGACTTCTTATCTGACTTTTTCATTGACCTTATTGTTGTAGAAGGAGATTGGACTAATCTCAATATCCTGAGCCAGGATCCAAACTATTCCAAATACTTTGACTCTCGTGGTTTAAGAGTTGACCGAGTAGATGCATTTCTTTCACTGGATGAAATTACTCTCATAGGAGCGTTTACCGGTACAATCATACCTGATTTTATAGATAACAACGGGGCAAATCAAAACCTGGAAACCATCGTAAACGCGGCAATTGGTTTAACTGGAATTTTCATTGCAATTAACAATGCAAAGATTGAGGACTATGCAAATAGCGTAAGAAAAATTGATACAATCGGTAACACCCTCATCAACACAACTGATGATACTATCGACTTCCTTTCCTACAATACTCCAATCAAAAACATTCTTGAGTACAGCGGAGAAACTGACCTTAATACTGGTTCTACTGACCTAACCACTTTTACGGGTCTTGCTGCTTCTACATCTCAAATCTATGTAAAGTCATCTCCATTTGGTGGAAGAGGTGGTAAATTCAATAACGTATTGGTTATCCCTAAGCCTCAACCAGGTGACACCGTCTTTTTGCCAAGTCAATATCAGTCAATCTTGGATAGTGCATCTACAAATACCCTTGTAAAAACATACGGTACGGATAACCTTACAAAGGAACTACCAAACGACTACGTAAAAGTTGACAATGTAATTGATACTGGAACTGAGTTACAAATTCAATTAAGCTCACCTCTAAATACGGTGTCTGGCTACAATGATCTTGTAATAGGTACTGGCGTTGCTACTGCAATCCCTACCGTTGCCAACCAAATCGCTGTAGGTACAATCACTGACGAAGGCGGTAACACATTAACGCCAGCTGCTGCTGTTGCTTCAGTGAGCGTTGACTTTATCTTGGTAGAAGCTCCTGGATTTGCTAAATACTATCGCGTTGCATCATTTGGTGCCGGTACAATTACCGTTGCAACCACTGCTACGGCTAACATCGATACATCTGCTCCTTACTACTTTAGTAGCTGGGGTACATTTGGATTGGACATCAATGATTTTGCTGCATACGTTCAGCCTTCTGATATCAAGATTACCTTATTCAAAGGAGACCTTAATACTGCTGCTGCACCTGCTAACCGACTGGTTCCAGATCTTGGTTTATCACTTGCTTCTACATCATTTGGTGATGAGTTGGTATTTGCTTTCAACCCTACTGTAACTGTTAATAGTTTTGAAGGTATTGGAACTTTCAAAGCGGTTCCTGCACTTGGTGCAACTGGTACCGCTCCGGCATCTACCGAGGTTACAATCTTTAATAACACTGCAGGAACTGCGGTAACGGTTCCTGGTGCTATTGCTCTTTACATTAGAGCAATTACGCCTGGTGGTACTGCTGGTGCAAGAAACGCAGACATTACTTTCCTATATGATGATGGTACTGACCTTATAGCATTTGCTGTAGGTGATCTTGGTGGTACTGCACTCGACAACTACACTGTTACACTCGTACAATCTGGCGTAACATTCTCAGGTGATTCTGACGCTACCGATACCTTCATTAACAACTCTGTAGATATTCTACAGCTTGCCTACATTGAAGGATATCCAGGTTCTAAGGTTAACTCAAATGTTAACATGAATCTTTTCATCTCAGGAGATCAAATTAAATTTGGAACAGGTTCTTCGCAATTTAACTATGTAGGAATTCAAAAAAATTGGAGCAAATCTGCAACAAGTGGAGAAATTAATGCATACTCACAAATTGCATACGGCCTAAGAGGTGCTTATGTTTCACAATATACAAGCAACTCACTCTCCACTAGAACAAGCGTAACTTATGCGCAACTTAACAATTCATTCATAGACTCTACAAACTATTTGGTTGCTGGTTTTAATGCATTGGCGGTTTACTCCTCTCTTGCTAAAAACATTAGCAGAAACGTAACAATCCAAGGAACGCTCTTTGGTGGTGGGAAGAAATTTGAACTAACAAATGCGAATTCAACAAATGTTAATGTAGGAGACTTGGTGGTTGACAATAGCGTTAACCCTAAGCTTACTCGTGTAACTCAAAAAGTTAAGAAGGTTAACCCATCAACTGGAGCAGTTACTTATGAGTACACAGTACTTGATACGCCGGCCGTAGCCACTGTAACTAATACAATTACCGTGTTTACTCCAATTCAAACATTCTGTGACCGCTTACAATTCTCTCTTCTTAACGGATACGTTTTAGGAGACTATCACTTACCAAATAACACGGATGCACAGATTGACAAAATCTACGGTATCATCGAAAACACTAACATTGGAAAAACGTTAGCAAGCCGCGATATCATAGCATTCCGCTATATCATCGATACATTCAACGGAGGTATTGCTCCGCAAATGGGGCCTAAATCAATCTTATCAAGATTGGCTAAGAACCGTCAAAAATGTATGGCTATTCTTAATGCGCCTTCAATTAAGCAATTTATTGATAGCACAGACCCACGATTTACTGAGCTGCCTGATCCAAACGCAGGGAATCCAAAACCGGTTCTTAATACATCTTACATTGCAACCGGGGGTAACCTTTCCCTGGGACCAAGCTTCCTCTTTACTCTTCCAGATGAAGATAACGGCGCTAAATTTATTGGAGTCTTCTCGCCTAACATCATTTTACGCGAGAATAACAAAAACATCAGCGTGCCACCAGCTGCTGACGTATCAAATAACTTTGTTCGCAAGTTTATCAATGGTTTACCATACGCAATCGTTGCTGGTCCAAGAAGAGGGGTAATTTCTAATCCACGATATGCAGGATTGGAATATGAATTCCTTCTTTCTGACCGAGAAAATCTTGAGCCAATTGGAATCAACCCAATCGTAACGGTAAAAGGAATTGGACCTATGATCTTTGCTAACCAAACTGGTTTTCAGAAAACTCTATCCGCTTTCAATAACTTACATGTAAGAGACTTACTCATTACTGTAGAGGAAGCTGTAGAAGATGTATTAGCACAATACCTATTTGAGTTCAACGATGCATCAACCCGTTTGGAAATCCGCACAATTGTAGAAAACTATCTTGACACTGTAAGAAATGCAGGAGGTATCTACGACTACGCGGTTATTATGGACGAGACCAATAACACACCGGCAATCATTGACCAAAACTTTGGTATTCTTGATATTGGCATCGAGCCTTCGCGCGGTTTACAGAAGTTCATTAACCGTGTAACTATCTTGAAAACTGGTACAATCAGCTCAGGTGGATTTAGCGCGGCATAATTGAGATAAATACTATAGAAAAATAAAAGAAAAAAACACATGGCTGGACTACCACATTATAGAAACTCCAAAGCAGCAATGGCAAAATATGAGCCGTTGTATAATGCGCAATTCGAAGTTCTTCTTTCGCCACCACCTGCTGTAGGCGGATGGGACCTTGTAATGGAGCAGGTCTTAAAGGTTGAAGGTAT